CCGCGCCCACGGCCCCCAGCGCGCCCGCCCTGCCCGTTCCGCCGACCGCCCCGCAGCCGCCCGGCTTGCCCGTCGCGCCGACGCCCGACGCTGGTACGGGAGGCGGCCCAAGCGGCACCGGCCCTTTCGTCTCTGGGGTCGCGGCCCCATCCCCGGCACCACCCGTTAGTACGCCTTTAAAGCTTGCTCCGGGGCAGCAGGCGCACGTCGCTGTATCCGATCTACCCGCGCCCGTCGCGCGCCCTGATATGCCTACCGCCATGGGTCCAACCCGCTCGAAATTACTCGACGCGGCGTACAAGATCATGGCCGGCGGCAATGCGTACGAAAGCGATCGCGGACAGGATATGTACGGTTCGGGTCTGTCCGAGCAAGACAAACTTGACGAAGCCGCCACCGCTCGGCAATTCGAGTTGCAGAAGATGGGATACCAAACCGACCTGGGCGTGTACGGTGACGCGGCGTCAGCGGATCGTGGTGCCCGTATTCACGATCACGAAGCGGGCGTCCAGCAAAATTACAACGTGGACAACGCCAACGCGGATCATGCGTACGGCGCGGACCAAGGCGCGAAGAACCGCGCCAATGAAGTAACGATACAGGGTATGCGCGACCGTTCGGCTATCGCGGTGGAAAAACTACGGGCTGCGAACATCGATAATGCCCTTACTCCCGAAGAAAGTACTGCGATTAGCGCCGCCATCGGCGACCATCGGCTCGACCCTATGCGGGTTAACAGCCGCAACCAAAAGGCACTCGGCAGGGCGCTAGTGGCAAACCCTGGCCTAGACGCTATACACTTGCACGGTATCGCGCAGCTTGACGCCAGCCCGGCGGCGCAGCAGAAAGCGATGCTACTCGAAGCATTGCCTACGGTACTGGGAAATGTCAGGGACGCCGGAAGTAAGCTCAACTACTCCAACGTGCAGTTTATGGGCAAGCTGCAAGCGATGGCGAAAGGCCAGCTAAACGACCCCGATTTCGTGGCGTACATGGGGCTGCGTAACGACGCGCTACAGACCCTTTCGACCGTCATGCGGAATACGGGCGCGACCGATCTCAGCACGAAGCTAGAGGCGGAAGCCGCTCGGCCCACTATGTCACCGCGTGCGCAAGACGCATGGCTGAACGCTCAGTTGACGGCAGTACGCCCCCGTCTTGAAGCGGCGGAGAAAAGAGGGCTGGTGGCTCCCGGTACGACAGCGGCGGTATTCGCGAGTACGACTGCAAAGCCCTCGTCGCAACCCGCTTCCGCAGCGGCCTCGGATAGCGGTTGGGGCAAGGCAACGGTGGTAAACTAATGCCCAAGTACTCTATCCAAGCGCCGGATGGCCGCACCTACCAGATCGACGGACCGCCCGGCGCGACGGATGACCAAGTGCGCCAAAAAGTACTGGAGCAGCACCCGCAAGCCGCGCGCCCTGCCCCAAAATCGTTCCTGGGTATGCTAGGGCGCGGTATGCAGAACCTACCCGGTGACGCCGTGGATACCGTTAAAGCGATCCCTGGCGCTATAGTAGGCGCGGAAAAGCTCGCAGAAGGCGCGTACCAGCGCGGTATTCGCGACAATCTGCCTACCCCGCTACAGGGCAATCAGCCCCGGTACGATACTTCTGCATTTGACGCAACCGTGCGGGATACGGTAGGCGCAGCGAAGGGCTTTGCGCAGCACGTACGCGAAATGTCCCCAGCGGACCAGCGCGGTACGGCCCCGTCAGTCGCTACCCCCGACGATACGGCTGCGTACAACGAAGTCGCGAACGCCAACTACGATAAGTACGGTACGAAACAGAACGTGTATCGCACAGTCGCCGAACACCCTATTGCGGCGATTGGGGACGTAGCATCGGTCGTTGACCCCGTACTAAAAATCCCAGCCGTAGCGGCGAAAGTGGGCGAGGCCGGGCAGGTTGTGCGGGGCCTCGCCGGGGCCGTTGGCGCTAAGGTGGGCGAGGCCGCCGCGCCCCTAGCGGACGTGGTGACCGCCGAACGCCGTGGTACGGCCATAGCTGAACAAGGCCGTACCGCGACTACTGCCGACGAAGCCGCTGCACAGGCCGCCGCCGAGGCTAAGTCCGCCGCTGACGCCGCCGCTGCGCAGCGTACGATGACTTTGGCGCAAAAGCGTGCCGCGTACGAAGATCGCGTGCGTACGCTTCGGGCACAGAAAACAGCGGCGTCTGCGGCCCCCGAACTGGGCCTAGGCGACCCCGCGCACTTGGACGAAATCGGTACTAGCTACCGCGATCCAGCCGTCGCGAACGCCGACAAGCTGAACGAAGGTATGCGTACAGCGGATGCGCAGTACCGTGATGCCATGCAACAAGTGGTGGACGCGCGGGCGACCATGGGTGTCGGCGTATCTGACATGCCCACGGCTAAAGACCTTATCGCGAAGTCTAGGGCCATAGTAAAGCCTGATCCGGTGGGCCGCCCGACTGTGGGGCTAGAGCCCGCTGCCGACGCGGGGGGACGACTACACCAACGTGTACTCGACGCGCTAACTCCACAGAAAATACCCCTTTCGCCCTCCGAAGCCGCAGAGGCGGCGAAAAAAGGCGACACTATCATAACGGATAGTACGGGTGCAAAGTACAAGATCGTAAAACCCAGTTTCCAGGGCGTAGATGAACTTCGCCGGTTCCTGGGCCAAGTCCGCAGCGGAACGGTAGAAGACTTTAAAGCGATCCCCGCGATGGAAGCGGGCAATCTCTACGGTGACGTGTCCAAAGTACTGGATGAGTACGCCATGGGAACTCGCGCCCCCGTGCAAGCCAACTGGAAAGCGGGTAAGGCCGCCCTCGCACCGTACGAAGAGGCCGCAACGGGTAAAATGCTTACCGGCGTTCAGCCTAATACGGGTGGTATGCCGTCAACGCCCGCGTCAGCCATCCCCGGTCGCGTGGTCGCCGGGGGTCGGGAAGGCTTTAACCAGATCGCGGCGATTACGGGGCGTGGAAACGCCCTGGCGGCCCTGCGAAGCCAAGTACAGAATGGTCTTGCGGGCAAGTCCGCAGATGCAGCGCATGCTCTCGTTGCGCCCGGTACGCAGCTCGGTAGCGTGATTGCGGGGGACAGTGAACTGTCCGCCCAAGTGTCAGATTACCTACAGCGCCTACGCGCCTCCGAGCAAGCCGGTACCGACGCACAGGCGTTGGGTAAGCGCCTTGACGCGTCCACGGCCCGTACTGCTAATTTGAACAAGGTCGCATCGGCGCTGCAAGATAGCTCTGCCAAAGCGGCAGTAACAGCCCGCCAAGCCGAACAAAATATACTTGAACTTAAGCAGCTACCCGCGCCGCTGGTAATTCCCCGGTACCGGAAAATGCTGACCGACGCGCATACAGCCGGGCGCATAAGTACGGAAAATCTATCAGCGGGCATGGACCTTGCCAATAGCGCCGAAAAAGCGTTCAAGACAAAAGATATGCGCGATACTTGGCTCAAGAACGCGGGCATGACACTTGGGGCGGGCGCGATCCCGCTGACCGCTGGCGCTCCGCTCGCAGTTGCCGGTGCGGCCGCCGGGGCGGGTTTGGGTATCGGCGTACTTGGCCGCAATCTGCGTCACGCCACTATTTTCCGCCACAAGAAGTAGAGGAAATACTATGCCTTTCGACAGCGGCGGTAATTTCACCCGCAACTACAATTTCACCGCAGACAAGAACGCCGGTATCAAAATCCAGTCGGCGCGCATCGACGGCGAGTATGACAACTACGCCACAGCGATGAACCAGACGTTTCTGCGCGATGGCCGTACGGGTATGGCCGGCAACCTAAATCTCGCGACGAATACTATCTACGGCGTGGGCGCGGGTATCCTCTCAGCCCCCGGTATCCGGTTTAGCACCGACGTTACGACGGGTATTTATCTCCCGGCGGCGGGGCAGGTGTCATTCGTTGCTGGTGGCGTCGAGCGCATACGCGCGAGTAGCACAGGCGCGGCGATCACTGGCGCGCTCACCATTTCTAGCGACGGTACCGTATCCGGCAACCTGGGCGTCACGGGTACCAGCACCTTTGGTGGTATCAGTACTCACAACGCCGACGTACTGATACCGTCCAACAACCTCGGTATCAACCAGACGCCGGTGGCGACCTCCGGGTCGCGTATCCACTTGGGTTCGGATATCTCGCTATCCAACGCCACGGCCAGCCATATTCACTTTAACGGCTATAACAACGCCGGGTACAAAATCTACAATGCTGGGTTTGCCGCCGCGATGCGGTACGACCCGACCATTGGCGCGCTACAAGTCTATACCGGCTCGGCGTCGGGTATCGCCAATGCGGCGTCGGGTATCGCGGAACGTGCGCGCTTCGACGCTTCGGGTAACTTCGGCATCAACGCTACGTCGCTGGCTGCGAAACTACACGTTGCCGGTACGGTTACCATCGGCACGCAAGCCAATGTCGCCGCCGTGGTCGGCCAGGGCGGTACGTCTGATCTGTACTTGGGGTCCATCGGCGGCAGCGTGCCATTCATTGGGTCGCAGGGCGCGAACCCCCTGGCGTTCTACACAAACGGCGGTGAGCGGGCGCGTTTCGACGCTACGGGTAACTTCGGTATCGGCGCGACCTCCCCGGTGGCGACGACGAACTACGGCGGTATCACCGTCAACGGCACTACAGGCGCAATCGCCAGCTTTGGCGTAGCGTCTACGGAGAAGGGACGTATCCAGATGGATACCACCTTCGGCATCAACTCCATTACTGCGCTCCCGTTGACGTTCCTGACGACCAACGCCGAGCGTATGCGTATCGACGCCTCGGGCAACGTCGGTATGATGACGAACAACCCGCAAGCGCCGCTGCATGTATTCGGCGCATCGGCCCGCGTCGATAGTTCGGCGTCACAACCCCGTTTCGAGTTGTGGAACGGCGTGACCAACTACGGCGGTATTGGCACGACTGGTTGGGTACTCAGCACCACGGCTACTGACCTGGCACTGAACTCCAAGGTTGGCGGCATCGTATTTTATACGAACGGCAGCACGACGGAAAAGGCCCGTATCGACACCAATGGTAACTTCGGTGTCGGCACGGCGAGCCCGGTCAATACGGCGAACTACGGCGGTATCACCGTCAATGGCACTACGGGTGGCAATATCAGCGGCATGGTGGCGGGCACTGAAAAGTCCCGTATCTCCACCGACAGCGCATTTACTTTAAATGCGACCGCTGCTATCAATATGGTCCTCAAGACCAACAATACGACGCAATTCACCATTACGTCGTCCGGCGAAGTGTATATGTCCACGGCGCAGTCGCCGACGCAGACGTACGATGTGGGGTACTTGGGCCTGCCGCAAGTCGGCGGCGCGGCGAAGACCGTCAGCTATACGTGCGTACTCGCCGACGCGGGCCAGCACGTGCTAATGAACAATGCCGCGCTTACGGTCACTATCCCGGCCAACGCGTCGGTTGCGTACCCCATCGGCACGGCGCTGATGTTTGTCAACAGCAACGCCGCCAACCTTACTATCGCGATAACTACGGACACGCTCACTATGGCGAACTCCACGCTTACGGGCAACCGTACGTTGGCGCAGAACGGCATGGCTACCGCTATTAAAGTGGCGGCTACGTCTTGGCTTATTTCCGGCGCGGGGCTTTCGTAATGTCTGGGGCGGTTATCGCTGCAATGGTGGCGTGCGCTGGCGGTGTACATATCGTCAACACGTACACCGGTTCTGGTACGGAGACTGTGCCCAATGGTACGAGTAAAATCGTTATCGAGCAATGGGGCGGCGGTGGTGGTGGCGGTACGGGTTCTGATATCTGTACGGGTAACGAGGGCGGCGGTGGCGGGTCTGGCGGGTACGTCAAGAAGACGTTCTTGGTCGGCGGTGCGGCCTGGGGGAAGACGTTCACGTACGCTACAGGCACGGCGGGTGCCGCAGCAGGCAACGGCGGTAACTCTACGTGCGTTAACGGTACATTCGCCACGGCAACAAACCTAGCGGCGGGCGGTGGCGTGGCTGGTATATCCGGCTCCATCAGCGGCAACCAGGGCGCAGGCGGCACGGCAAGCGGCGGCGATACCAATACGGCGGGCAACGGCGGCGCGGCCACTACTAGCCAGGGCGCAGGCGCACCAAATGGGGGCGGAAACGTGGCGAACCAAGTAGCGGGTTCGGCCCCCGGCGGTGGCGGCGGCGGCGGTCGCGTTAACTTCGGTGTCGGCGCGGCGGGGTCCGTGGGGCGTACGAGGTTCACATATTCATGACGCTATCGTACCTGTACTCAAAGGACGCGCTTACTTTAAAGTTCCACAACTCGGGCGACGTGCTGGAAATGCACTCGCACCCGGAATGGAACTATCACGATACCCTACTCGTTGAAGGAGAGGCCGAGATATACGGCCCCGACCGCCGCTGGGTGGTCCGGCTAGAGAAGGGTAAAGTATTACCGCTCACCATTGAGCAAATGGAGCATGAGATTAAAGCACTCACGCCCGGCGCGGTAGTTATGAACGTGTACCGCTTACCCCAACCCCAATTCGCCGCGCATATCGGCAAGGGCTGGCAAGTTCTCTAGGGGGTATTGACAACCTAGAAACACACTGTAAAGAGGTTACTACCATGGTTAAGCTAACCGGGTACTTCTGGTCGAGAATAGGGGACGAGTTGATGAGTGATCCGGGGGATAAGGCGACCAGCAGGTTCTTTAAAGTCGAAGTGTTCGCCTTCGTCTTTGCCATCATCGTACAGTCCGCTACCGGCATCTGGTGGCTGTCGTCTGTCGAGACCCGTATCAACGGCATCGACAAGGCCGTCAACACTCTGATCGAGGACAAGGCTACCTATGCTCGTCAAGCGGTGGACGTAGCCCGTATTGACGAGCGTACGAAAGACATGGACGCCGCGTTGTCCCGTATTGAGCGGGCGCAGGACGTGGACAACCAGAGGGGCAAGCACTAATGCTACCTATTACTCACCTGACCATTCACTGTACGGCCACCCCGGAAGGGCGTGACAATACGGCCAAGGAAGTCGTGCAATGGGATGTTGCGCGCTTCGGCCAGCCGTCGTACCACTGGATCGTGGAACTGGACGGCAGCGCCGTACACTGTATGCCGGATGATCGCCTGGGCGCGCACGTCGCCGGGCATAATACCGGTAACATCGGCGTCTCATACGTGGGGGGTACCGAAACCCTCGACGCGGGCGGTGCGCCCAAGGATACCCGCACTCACGAGCAGCGCGCTACTTTAAAGCGCTTGGTCGAAGAGTATCGGGCCAAGTATCCCGGCCTTGTCGTATTGGGGCATCGCGACTGGCCGGGCGTTAACAAGGCTTGCCCTTCATTCGATGTGCATAACTGGCTCGCCGCCGGTATGCCGTAGGAGTACTCCATGGAACCCGTCACCGCTCCCGATCCGTTGCCCGCGAACATCGCAACCGTTGTCCGCCTGATCTTCGCCGGCGTCGCTGCCGTACTCGTCCAGAAGGGCGTTATCAAAGGTACTGCCGATACGTCGGTGTACCTTGGGTACGTCCTGGCGATCTTCACCGTCCTGTGGGGCCTGTACAAGAACTACAACGCCCACAAGGCGCTGAAAGCGGCCATCGCCGCCCCGAACGCCGCGCAGGTCGCCAGCGCGCAGCCGTCCCTGTTCAAGACGTAATGCTGGCGCTCCTCACTGCCCTGTTCGATATACTTGACCGGATAGGGCAGTACTTCGCCGACCAGCAGTTGATTAACGCTGGCAAGGCGGAACAGCAAGTTGCCGTACAGCAGAAGGTCGAAGACGATGTACAAAAAGCTCATACTGCCGTCACTGTGCCTGATGCTGTTCGTACTCAGCGGTTGCGCAATCGTTTCGACCAAGCAACCGGCAACGAGTAGCGAGTACTGCCGGATCGCCAAACCTATCCGGTACAACTCCAAGCTGGACAGCCCGCCGACCGTCGCCGCCATCGAGGCCCACAATTCGGCCTGGGTCTGCGTGTGCGAGGGGGATTGCCCCAAGCCTGCCCCCTAGCTGGGCGGGCAGGGGGCAGCGAGGCGGGGCCTCGGACGGAAGGGCCGCTAGGGTGATAGCCTTAGCGGCCCTTTGACGCCTAGGGGCCTCCGGTGGCGGGACCGCAGGTGGACGCGATGGCCCCCCTCGATCTGCGACAGAACCCACCACATACCGAGCAACCGGCGGGTCTCGCTTGTACTGGCGAGGCCGTAGCGGTGCGCCACTTCCGACAGCCCTAGCTCGCCAGCGTACGCCAAGCCGAGTGCCTTTAAAGCCCGGATATGGTACACGGTGCGCACCATGCGCTCGATATCGTAGGAGCGCCAGGACGGATAGTTTTCGACGCTGCCGTCCGCATACGCGTCTATGAACTCTTTAAAGGTCACGATAGGCACGCATGTCGTCTTGGTCCTCGCAGCGCAGGAGCGGAACCAGGCGGTCCTCGTCGTCGCTATGGGCGTATACTAGCCCGCTGATCTGGTGATACTGGTGCCCTTGCAGATGCCGGGAGAACCCCGGCCACTCAATACGGAATATCGCGTACGCGTTTTCCGTTGATACGGAAGACGAAGGCCAGAACATACGCGCTGGCTGGCCGTCCGCCTCCAGCGCGTCGAATAGCCGGTGCATCGCCTCCTTACGCACCTCCATGCTAGGCGTGATGAACAGGCCGCGCCAGGGGCGGCACGCCTCCGCGCGTTTCTTTGCTTGCTCGACAAAGTACGGTATGCCGCTTGCGTTAGGGATGACGTTCATAGTTCTATGCCTCCGAATGAATGGTGGGGTATCTCGGGCACATGCCCAATATCAATGCGCATGGTGCGCTGGTACGCCAGCATGGACTTGCGGAACCGGGCCATATCGTCCCCGTTCTCAAACCACGAATTGTACCGTACTTCGTCAGTAGTATTACGCGCCATGATGACGTGTATACCGACGATCCCTGTCTGGCCGGATCGGGCGAGGCGGGCAGTAGTTTGCAAGTACCGCTCCAGCGACCAGATCGTAGTAAACCAGATTAAAGTATGCCCGCCGAATTGCAAGTTGAGCCCGTGGGCCGCCGACTGCGGGTGTATTAGCAGGTTGGGTATTTGGCCCTTATTCCAGTCGTCGATTATGCGCTGGCTGTTCTTGCCCTTTAGGACCGAGTACGGGATACCCTCTTTCTTGAACCGGGCGGTGATACGCTCCAGATCGTGCGTGAAGTGGTACGGTATCAGCGCGTGCTGATCCAGACTGTCGATTATTTCGACTAGCTTGTCCAGCTTACGCGTGTGTATTTCCTTCCACTCTCGTTTGCCGTACTCGTCAGTCGTGTACATCGCCCCGTTGCACATTTGCCAGCACATCATGGACTTGGCCCCGCCGTTGGCGGCCATGATGGGGTCTTTAAACATCTCCAATACTGCTTCCCGCTCGATACTGCGGTAGTGTGGGAGAATGTCGTCGGGCAGGTCGATGTAATGCTTTACCGGGGGTAGCTGCTGCGGTAGTACACCGTAATCTTCCCCCGCCAGTTCGACGGTGATATCCGAAATAAGTTCGTGTATGCGTTCTTGGCCGCCTTCAAGTACTTCCCACTCTGGCCGGGCTTCATCCTCGTCGGGGTTCAAGACGTACTTGAACGTATGCGCTGCGACCTTCTTAGCCTTGCGGAAGAACCGGCCTTGGTACGTATCGAACGAGCGGTTGAGGCGTGCGCCGTGATCCATCAGATAGAACGGCGACCATAGGTTCTGGAGACCGGATGGCGAAGGCGTGCCCGTAAGGATGGCGGACCTTTTAAAGCGTGGCGGGGGTACTACGGTGTTAAGCCCCGTCAGCGGGTCCACCAGGGGTTTGCCGTCCGGCCCCTTGACGGTCACGCGCGTACCGTAGTTGGACAATACGCGGAAACGCTTCGCCCGGTTGTCCTTGAACATTGAGCTTTCGTCAATGATAAGTGCGTCGTACTGGCTCTCCCAGTCGGCCCGAATATACTTCTGCAACCACGCGAGCATTTCCGGGTTTACCAGGTGTATGTGCGCCGGGCGTTTCTGCGCAAACGAGCGCGTCTTTTCGTCGCCACGTATTAGCTGGAATGTTAGGTGCTTAGTATGGTGCCATTCCTGCGCCTCTTGCCGCCACACGCTCTCGCATACCTTGATGGGGGCAACCACCAGAACCGGGCGCGTGACGATCCCCAGGCGTATCCATTCCACGATAGCGGTAAGGGCGGTAACGGTCTTCCCCAGGCCGGGGTCAATGTGTACCGCCGTGCCATCAAACGTGTCGGACATAGGGAAGCCCGTAAGCCGGTCCCGCGCCTTGCGCCCGGTAAAAATCTTGTGGGCCGCGCGTAGCTGATACGAACGCATAGGCTTGCCGTCCGACACGCGGGTACGTGGCGCGGCCCAATCAAACGTACTTTCGGACAGTAGGTCGGGAAGCATGTTAGTTCATCTTCCCCGCTGCTTGCGCCGCCTTACCCGCCCGCACGGCGAGTTCCTTTAAAGTCTGCGCGTACCCGTCCATGACGTTCATCATGATGAACCGCGACTTGTCGGCGTCGGTCATGTGCATTACTTCGGGCGCGGTCATGATGACGCCCGCAACCCGCAGGAGCGTCGCCGCGACCTCTACGGCGTTGTCCTCGGTGAGCGCCATCATGGCGACGGTCTGGAGCCGGTCGGATAGTTCTTTGAGCGGTTTGTTCGCAATAATTTTGGCGAGTTCATCGGCCATCGGTACGTTCCTTGTTGCATAGGTCCATGAGGTATTCGTATATCTCTTGTACGTCTTCGTACGAGCTTATCGCGCGAGACCACACCTTGCAGCCTCGCCTACGCCAGTCGTTCGCGATAGTAGCTTGCAGGAGCCTCAAGTCCTTACCAGGGCGCTTGCACTCCGCAAACCACGGCACGCCCGGCGACCACAAAGGCCGCAGTATTAGGCGATCTGTGGCCCCGGCGGTGCCCTCGGTGACGAGCTTAAGCACTTTAAAGCCTTCGCCCTCTAGCCGGGTCTTGAGCCGCTTTTCTACCGGGGCCTCTTTCACGACTTGCCCCGGTACGCGTCGAAGTACAGGGCCAGTGTATCACGCAGCGCGGGCGGACACGATACTTTGTGGTCCGCAAATAGTCCCTCGATGTGTTTCCAGGCGGACGTACCGAACGTCGCGCGCCAGACGATATGCGGCCCCTCGATTGGCGAGATTGACATAATGGCGTCGGGCTGCACCAGTATATTTGCGTACTGGCATCGGTACTCTTGCGCTTCGCGCTCGCACTGGACTTGCCACGCCTCGCGCTGCTGTTCGGTACCGGCGTACCACTCGGTTTCGGTGAGGGCGAAGCAACAGACGTTGCCCTGAACTAGACGTTTCATTTAAAGTACATCCTTGCTGTGCTGTTTAATTTCGGTCTGTACGTCGCGCCAGAGCATACGCATTGTCGCCATAAACGTATCCTCTTCGCACTCCATCGGTAGTACGATTGATACGGTAAGCACTTCGTTATTTGCGCAAGCGCATCTGTACCGAAGTGTGACGGTGAGAGGCGCAAGTCCGGCTGCGTTATGTGGATTACCCGGTTTAGCAAGTCTATGTACCATTTAAACGTACCTTTCCATTTCCGTGCCTTCGGCTTCGATGGGCAAGTCAGTTACCCACGCCTCCTGTTGGCACATTACTTGTACGAGGTGATCTGCGCTCCCGAAGTCAATCGGGGGCATGGTGACGTTACTGTCGTGTACTAGCATAACAGTCGGGTATCCGGCTGCCTCGGCATTCAGGCCGCCCACGACGAGGATATCCCGCGCAATGGCCTGAACTATATTCTCGGTCATCTTACCGCCGTAAGTACTTTCGCGGTAGCTCTTGCCGTTCCATTCAGTACGGAACGAGAGTTGTTCGACCGTACGGCCCCAGCGGTTAACCAGGGACAGTTTCGGGCGGTAGTAATGCAGGCAACGCCCGCTCGGCAATTCGACCTTGAGCCAGTACCGCTCTTCGTCAATGTGCCAAGTATAGAACTTAACGCCCGTACCGCCCAACTCGAACACACGGCCCGGCGAGGCGACAGCAGCCACGGCGCAAGCCTCGATGCGCGACCAAAGCTGCACGATCATCGGGTTCGCTTCGCGATACGCACCGATGGTTACTTTGGCTTCGTCCTCGGTGATCATGATATCCGAGTTGTCGCAGTACTCGACAAACTTCTTCGCGCCCAGGCCGAACCCGGCCCCCAGAACCGCCGACTTGGCGATCTGGCGCGGGCGCTTCATGAGCGGGATAACCGTACGCTTGCCGTCCACGATGGCGAACGCGCCGTCATAGTCGGTGGGAGCGCCTAGGGCCTCGCACGCGAACTTGATGTACGGGTCTTTCTTGGCGCGGAACGCGTCTAGCAGGTCCATCTGCCGCGCAAGCCACGCCAGTACTCGCGCCTCGATCTGTGAGAAGTCGGCGTCAACGAATTTGTGGCCCAGCTTCGCTTTAACGAAGCCCTTCATAGATACGGATAGGGCGGCCAGGGGGCGCATAAAACGCCACTCAGCGGCGTCCACCCACGCTTCCTTACCATCGTACAGGTTCGGGTCGGCCCATACGTTGCCCTCTAGGAACTCGAACATAAGCCGCGCCATCTTGGCGTCGCTGCGCTTCATGTTCCCGGTCTGAATACGCTTGTGCGACCAGCGCATTGTATGCGCCCCGCCGTACAGGTGGCCTCCGCGAGCGAACCCGTCCGGGTCCGTGCATTCGCGCATACGCTGGAGTTTCTTGATCGACGCCAGCGAGCAATCTAGGCGTATCTGGATCAGGTCTTGTAGGTCCGCCGGTAGCATATCCTCGGCGGGTATATCGGCTGCGACGAGACGCTTTAAAGTCTTCGAGCGCAGATCGCCTAGATCGGTGATCTCCTCTCGTTGCTGTAGATATTCCAGTACTCTATCACGCTGAGTTGGGCGCAGCGCTGTAATCTCTTCGAAACGCGAAACTGCGCTATCGGTGAAGTACGCTGAGAAACGCTCGGCGCGTTCAACGCCTTGTACGTCAATGGGTACTCCGCGTACGTTGATAGCAAAATCCCACTCCCAGGCAGCTTGCTCAAACGGCGGCAAGTCTGGTAGTACTGCGTCAACTTCGCTTTCCGCCTCGCCATCAATTTGACAGTACTCAAGGCCAATTTGCCACCCGGTCGGATTTTCTTCGGGCTCGTACCAGAGGTCTTTAACGACGCCCAGCTTTTTCGCGCCCTTGTACTTTCGTGGCTTGCAGAAGTCATTTATGAATTGCTTTCCGCGTTCATCTTTTTGCGTAATGACTTCAAGGTCGGACGCCGACCCATCGAGACTAGCGCGCAGTCCGAAATAACGACTGCGCGCCGCAGTACACGACCACGCGACTGGCATCGGCCAGCCCCATTTTTGGTGACAAATATAGTAGTATATTGCCTGTTCAAATCGCGCGTTATGCGCAACGAATGTGTCGCCGCGTTCAATCGCGCGAAGGATAGCAGGCGGGCAAGGTACTTTAAAGGTCGCCCAGTCCGGCATAGGGTTTTTGGGGTAGGCATGTTGTGAGTATCCGGGTATGGCGAAGAAGTCTATGGTCTCAAACTTGGGTAGCACGCCCTTCGGTGCCGTACCTATGGTTAGCATCAGCGGGGTAGTAGACCAGTGGCGCGCGTACGCGTGTTCGCCGAGCTTGATCAAGTCGATCAGACTGCGGCTTTCAAAGTCTAGGTGGGTCCGCTGGGGTTCCATAGGTACGGGTCCGACTAGGCGGCGGGGGTGAACGCGCCGGTGCGCATGAAGCACACCAGAGCGTCGCTCACGCCTTGGGCGTCAACGGCGACGGCCTCCAGCGTTTGCGACACGCGCACCGCGCCCGTAGCGGGCTCCAGAAAGCGGCGGTTGCCGGTGAGAGCGAAGCCGTTGGAGACCTGCCGCGCCTGCACGTCCCGATGTTCGGTCGTACCGGCAACCGCCGCCTGAAACTGTTCGTTGTCCATAGTACTTTCCCTTGCAAGGAATGGTGGGGGAGTATTTAGCCCGCTCCCTCGAACGGTCAACCGCCTTTAAAGGACGGTGTTACCGAACCCGCCGCCTGCCGCGATTGCGGGGGCGGATTGCAGCGGGTCGAATTGGGACTTAGCGTCGGGCCGGACGTTGCCACCGATCCGCTCGCCGTCGCGCGCTTTCTGGATATTGTTAAGGCGCGTACTGATGAAGCGCTTGCCGCTGTACTCGGTACCGAACATGATACCGGAGATACGGGCGTCGCAGCCAGCGTAGAAGTCAGTCGGCAGCAAGTCCTCGTTGTACGGGCCAATCAGGCCGGGCTTGCCGGAGTACGTCACGCGGCCATCGGACCCGCGCGTCGGGTTGGCCTTGGACTTGAAGTTCAAATACACGCCGCCGAAGAGCATCTCCTTGCGCTTCGTATTGTGTTCGGGATTGTCGCCGTCGCGAAGGAACGGTTGCAGGTTCAACCACGCGTCGGTCGCCGCTTCCGGCCCCCAGGCTTGGTCGCGCGTCGTCCCGGCGAGAGTACGCAGCGGGATCAACTCGACATTCAGCATGGACTTGGGCCACCAGAGCGTGACCTTGTAATCGGCCTTTTGAATGCCGTTCTCGTCCATTACCGGCTTGGGCGGGTGACTGTCGGTCTCTTGCAGTTGCGGCGTGTCATGGTACGCGTACATGACCTTGCCGATGGGCGTCTGGAACTCGTTGAACGTAGGTTTCTCACCGTTGTACGGCTTCGTGTAGATAGCCATGGTAGTTCTCCATTTGATACGTTTTAAAGGATGGTAGGGAGGGAAGTATCCGTTGCGGGGTCTATTACGCCGAACTCACTGCCCCGTTTGTGAGCCGGTCTCCCGTCGATGGCCTTTTCAAGTGTTAGGCCACTAGCGGTTTCTCTTATGTACTTCCCGACAAGGTTGTCGTATATGGTACGCCATGTACCATTCGGTAACGACGCTTGTCGGGCGTACTGCTTAATCAAGTCTTCGACGTGCTTGGGTGTACCGATTGACTTTAAAAGCTCTTCGTCAAGGAACCCAGCGCGTATGTGTTTCTGTAGATCGTCCTTCGCCCACTCCATGTTCAAGAACAGCCGTGAGGCCCACTCTACACCGATTGCGTCGCGTACCGCAAGAACCAATTCGCGGGGCTTGGTGATGGCACGCGACCGGCGGCCCTTGACCACCTTGTACCCGGCGATCTGGCGGTCCATGTTCATTATCCGCTTCATGGCCTCGGTGCGTAGTTCTGTACGCCAGCCGCCTAGCTCGTCTGACGCGTCCAGGGCCGCGCCTAGGTCGTCGTCAGACATGGCCTTAAGCTCGCTGGTATGCCAGCCGAGCGACAGGTCGCTAAGGCAGTACACGCGGAACGCCTCGCACGCGCCACGATGGGGGCAGTACGTAGCCTTACAGTGGTGGCCCGCGACGCACAGGTCGGGTGTCTTTAAAGAGGCGAAGATGCGTTCGCGTAGGTCTGCCGTATCGTTAGGCTGCACAGGGTAATGGCGCAGCGGGCCGTCTATGTGATCGAAATTGGGCTGGTGGATGGTTATGTGGTACTGGTCGCGGGGGCCGTGCTTTGCGATAGCGCCCAGCAAGTACACTAGGCATTGCTCGTTGCGCTCGACTTCCACAGGCACGTACCCGCTCTTCTCGTCAACTACTTCGAGAAAAGATGGCGCCACAATAAGTATGTCAACCGTACCAAACTCGCCAGTTTCCGGTATGTCAAGGCGCTGCTCCACGTACACTCGGGTTTCGGGGCCGCCTTCCGCCACGCGGCGGAATACGTACTCTTTTAGCTTCTCAAGTTCTTCCGCCGCCGTGGCGTCCGCCGTAAGCGGGAGCGTACCGAACGTGATAAGGTCTTCCATAAGCGCGTGCCAATGGTCGCCCTTTAAAGACTGTGCGCTATCCTCGTTCGGGTACATAGCCGCGACAGTCGCGGAGAACGGGCACGCCAGCCAGCGTTTAGCGGCGCTAGGGGGCCGATTTTTGGCGTGTGCTGACATGGCCGTTCTCCGTACCGTACGCGTACTAGATGATGGAGGCCGAAGCCGCCGGGGCCGGAGCGCCACCGCCCGTGAATTGAGCGATGACGGATTGGAACCGCTGGTACAGCTCACCGAACTGGTGCGGCTGCGTATCCGGCAGGGCGTTGATACCCATACCCCGCATCGCGGTTCCGAAAGCTTCCTTGATCGCCGGATTGGCGATATGGGGCGTGATCAGGCTCACGATGGTATCGGCGTTCACGCCCGCCGGGGGTGCCTGCACGGGGGTGTTAAGCCCCGCGACACCCGGCGGGCTGAGCGCCGGGCCAGCGGTCGCGGGCAGGCTGCCCACCGATCCCGACGACGGGATACCGCCGTTGCGGGCGATGGTTTCCAGCGCGAGCGCGATACGCTCAAGTTGTTGTTCGATCATGGTATCAGCTTTCTTTAAAGTCTCGGGGAAGGGAATACCCCGCGCGGCCCTGCTCGATCAAGCCTTCAAACTTGAGCGTAGTAAGTACCTGCGAAATGCGTGAGCGGGATACGTTGGGTAGGATGGAGCAAAATTCAGCTTGCGCCATGTACGGGTGCCGTTCGAGTAGCTTAAGTATGCTATGCCGAACGTCTTGACGCGCGGCAGGTATCCAGCCGCCCCGTTGTGCGTCGAAGTTCATGTCAACGTCGAAGTCATGTGGAATGTCGCGACCCGACAAGTACAGTTTGCGTTCCTCGTTCTCCGACTGTACGCCGCGCTTGCCCTTGATGGACATTACGCCATCGACAGCGCCAGTAATGCCGGACGTGCCGGACACGTCTTCAAGAAAGTCGCCGCTCTCGGCGGACGCGAGACCTTTCTTTTCGTGGTGAACCACAATCACGCATACTTCGCGGCGTGACGCCATTTTCGTAATAGGCATCATTTGGTCGTAGTCGCGTTGGTACACGTCCCGGTTATTGCTGGCGTCCCGGAAGTGCGCGTACGTGTCGATGACGATAAGGCGCGTGAGCGGGTACATATCCAAGAACTTGTCGATAGCGGCCACTCCCGCTTCCCCGCGAGGAAACGCGGCATAAGCCCGTGACGCCTCTTCGGGGTTACTGACAAACGCCTTGCCAGTAGACGGCGATATATCGACGCCGCCGGTCCAGTACCGAAAGCCGCTAAGGTCGGGCGGGTTGAGGTCAAGAGTCTGTAAGAGCGCGACACGAGATTTAAAGCGTCTCTCGTTGTCTTCGAGCCCGAGGAATAGTACGTCGCCTTGCTCGCATTGCCAATCCAGAAACTTCCGTCCGCCGCATACGGCGAGACCAAGCTGGAGGGCGAGGAACGTCTTTCGCATTTTCGGCCTTGCGGCCAGAAGTATGTTACCCGTAGGTAGCACATCTTTGATGATCCACTTTTGATCTTTAAAAGTACGCTTCTGGAGGTCCGCCATCGTAGGGACGCGCCGGAAGTCATATTGCGGTGCGGTAGGTGTCGTTCCGGGTAGATTAGCAGGTCCGGTGCCGGGGTCAAGCCCCAAAGGGCCGCCCGGCGACAAAATATCAAACTCGCTGAGTGGTACCTTTAAAGTATCCGACAGGCGCTTGGCCGCTTCCACCTTGTCCTTGTTGAATACCAGATCAGCCAGGATGCCAACGGGGGTGCGGCGGCCCTCTGTGGCGTCTCCCCCGTCCGCAATGCCGAAGTACTTAATCCCCAGCGGCCAGGGGTGGATTGTAAGGTCTTCTTCGTAGTCTAGGCCCAGGTCGGCGGACGCGACCCGGTAGCCTTCTTTGTACTCACGGGCGGTAGGGAAGAATACGGGTACCCACTCCTTCACACGCTCCATGGCGTGATTGTTGAGGCCCTTGTACCGCTTCTCGTCGTCAGGGTACTCCAGCCGGTGCTTAGGCTGCGCACCGGGCTTAGGGGCGTCCACCACGTACCGCGCGTTCGCCCGGTTGAACGCCAGGATCATCGCCAGGGTGACGTTCTGGCGCTGGAGCGGCGCGGATACCATATACGCCTTACGGTGCGGGCGTGTGGGGATGTTGTCACCCTTGCGAGCCCAGGTACCCGGAAGCCGGAAGATGCGAGCGGCGTTGAAGGTGGTAGTATCGACGCTGCAACCGTCGCTTTTAAAGCGCCCGCCTAGCGTCTTGAGGAACAGGTGTACCGCGTCCCTAGTGGTATCGTCGTTAGCCTCGTCCATGGGGTACAGGACGTGAGCGCCGTTGCCGGATACGTTGATAAAGGGCCGGGGCCAGCCTTCCAGTTCTAGCATGTTGGCGATGGTGCTGGCGACTTTAAATGCTGCCGTAAGCTCGGCCTCGGTTGAGCTAATACCGGACACCCGATCGGGGTCAATGTCGATCAGTAGCCAGGAGCGCCGCAGTATATGCGTGTCCATGGTCGTGAGTTTGGCCCACGGGGAAATCCGGTTGTACGAGCGCGCCGCCAGATCGGCGTCAACGGGGTTCGGCGTGTAGTAGATGCCGACGTATTGTTCTTGAAGCGCTGCGATGGCCGTAGCTGCGTGCGAGGGGTTATCAAAGTACCCGGCGTCAACGCGCTTGTTGTTGCCATGCAGCAAGCGAATTTCGAACACTTGGCCCGGCGGTACGAACGTCGCCAACGCCTGTTCAATCTCTGCGTACTGGTGCTGTGCCATCCCCCGCCTTGTGCCGCTCTGCCCGCCCAAGCTGCCAAGCCCAGGCCCTACCCCCTTGCCGGTTTGGAGACCTAGAGGGCTCCCCCGGCCCGCACCGCGCCCCCCTAGCTCACAGGGGGCGCGGGCGGCCTTGGCGGGGCCATGGGGCGTGTGCGGCAAGACACAGGCCCCCTCTCGATGCGTCGGATTGCTCCGCTTGTCAAGCCCGCCCTAGTCGAGCCGGGCGACCTCGAATTTGTCGGCGTCGCCGGGGGGTATGATCGCGACCCAGGCATGGGGGTAGACCAGTACAAGGTCGTCGTGCAGCATGGTGAATGCGTACGGGTAGATGGGCGGATCGCCAGCGTACGAGAGGGCGACGCCCTCAAGTGTGAAACCTTTAAAGGGCTGCCAGCCGCCGAAGGGGTACGCCGCGTTGATTTGATCGCGTGCGCCTTCGACCTTGCGGGGGTCCAGCATCATCGGGATGTACCCGAGCGCGCCTTGTATCTCGGCGCATGTGCAGCGGTAGTGTTCGTGAAAGGTCACCCACGGCTGCATACGCAGTACGGTATCGCCCACGGCGCGGTGCAGGTCTTCGAATTTCCCGGCGTAGTCTTCCGCCAGCGTTTTGGGGGTTTGGGCTTTCAGGTCGTAGGGCATAGTATGGTATCCTTTAAAGGATGCGTTGGTAAGGTGAAGCTAGAGTAACCATTTGAGCGCTTCGGTACGCGCTGCCGTCTCGTCGGGGAACACCATCCTGCGGTGCGCCCAGGTGGCGAAGTCTAGTACGCGGACCACCCACCCGTCAAGCCCTATCTCCGGCCTGACGATGACATAGTATCCGCTAGGCGCGAACACTGTAATCTTCGTTCGGGTACTGGACGATACTCTTGCCGTTGCGCATGGCCCACCACGTAGTATCCGCGATCCATTCGCGGAAGTACCGATCAGAGTGGTCGCCAGTGCGGTCGTGGATCGGCTTTGCATCGGGGTTCGTATCGTCGCGCACGATCACCCGGATCATGACGGACTTGCGAGCGGTACGGGGTTCGGAAGACATTTCGGTGTCCGATACTTTAAAGCTGTTGAAGATAGTAAGGCCGCTCAGTACCGACGTGCTGAGCGGCCTTACTAGCGGGTACGGCGCGAACCGTACCCGCCTCGTCGGTCCCGTGGGGGGTCTACAGGATCGACGGGAGCGCGTCGATGGCCTTGGACGAACCAATGCCGAGCATCAGTTGCGCCGGGCCGATATACCGGGTCTGGAGCATCTTCTCCAGCGCGGCACGGTCGGCGCCTTCGCCCACCTTGGTCTCGATCAGCGCCTTCAAGTACGCGATGCCGTCGCCGCCGACTTTGGCCTTCGCCATCAGGAAGGTGAACTTGGCGTCCTTCGCCTTCTCGCTGTCGAAGACTTCGCGGACCACGGCGTCGGTAACAACGGAAGTCAGCGGGTCTTTGGTCTTGCGGGCCTTCGGTTCGTCCGACTGCTTGCGCACGTTGCCCTTGGACAGATCGTCCACGGCGCGGGCGTACGCGTCGGCGTAGTCGGGCTCAGCGGGCTCGGCGTCGGTCGGACGCGCCACGATGGTTTGCAGCGGGTCGGCGGCGGAAGCCGCTTTAAAGGCAGCCCAGGCGGCCACCAGCGGGTCTTTGTTGTACCGGGTCTGGACGCTGTTCAGCCGGTTGGCGATGTACGCCCGCGTGTGGTCCTTGAGGAAGGACAGGCGCAGTTCGGCGGGGATCAGGGCGCAGTCGAACGACTGCGGACCCTTGAGGTTCGGGTATTCCGTGACCAGCACGGAAGCAGCGACCGCCGGAGTATCGGCAGCGGGAGCGCCGCCGTCATCGGCCATGCGGCAGGCCAGGGCGTGCGCGGCGAGACCGGCGATCATGGCGTGGGAGCGGAGGGTCATAGTGTGTTCCTTGGGTTGTTTTTGCCGTTGCGGCGAGTGAGTAAGGGGAGATTAGTCGGGGAATACGGGAGCGTCAAGCGCCCTGCGAAATAATTTTCACAGGCCCCGCTCTGGTACTTTAAAGGTCATCGGCTCGGCTTGTTGCCAGTCGTCGCCATGGTTTGCGAGCGCCACAGTGGCGGACTTGGCGATGGGGTCATACTCGACCCGGAGGCGCGACGTGTCCGCCATGACCGTAGAAACGTCCAGGCCGCCCGACTTAAGGCAAGCCGTGATCTGCGCAAGGGAGCGGTAAGCGGACGCCAGGAAGTCGCCCCAGGCGCACGCCGCTTGCGTGTAGGACACAGAGAAGTCGCCGGTATTTACGTGGTACGTGACCCGCACCATAGACGAGCGCGAGTTGAAGTTAACGACGGGGTTTGTACGCGTGCCGCCGATAACCGCTTTCCAGTACAGGCGTTCATTTGCGGAGTTGAACGCCAGGGCGATTTCGTCCGCGTCCATCATTTTCGTGGTGGCCATTGCGGTGTCCTTTAAAGTAAGTCCGGCAGGGATTGCCGGGGATAGTACAGGGCGATTTGCCGGTTGTAGAACATGATCTCGGCGGGTGACCATCCTTGCGCCGTGGCGTGGCGGAACCCCGTAGGGGAATTTCCGATTGCACGCAAGTTGGGGTACGGCGCGAGGCAGTCCGCCTTGCGTGGCGGTTGCGCGGTACGGCACCCCGTACACGCTATGCAGGGGTCTAGCATAGCCGGTATAAGTGCGCAAAGTCGAACGGCCCGCGTGTGGGCTTCGTGCATAGATAGCGCCACGTGCCGTTAGGCGTCCAAAAACTTACGCGAGTAGGTTTTGCCGCGTTGGAGCGTATTTCCCCTAGGCCGGTTGCTGTTATGCGTCGGAACGGGAGCATCACTCCCCTCCGAACGCGACGAGTATCAGGACGATTGCGAACGCGGGGGGCCATACCATCGCGGCGAGCGCGCCCACGGCAACCCATAGGGCGAACGCGAGCCAAGGGCGGTCCTTGGGGGGCGTGTACGCGTCGGGCGGGGGGCAGTACACCGGACCCGTACGGGGGCCATCTAGGGGGTACTGTGAGGGGTTCACGGGCCATGGGCGGCGCGTGGTGTTGGGGCGTTCGTTCATCGGTCGTCTCCTTTAAAGTGTGCGGCGAGGCGCTTGGCGTAGTCTTCTGGAAGGGTATCGTTGACGGGTTCCCCGCGCGTTTTGCGCGCGTACTTGGACAGCTTGGGCGGGGCGGCGTCGGCGCGCTTGGGCGCACGGTCCCGATTGCGTCGGGAGGGTTTCATGGGCGAGGGCTCCGGTTAGGGTGAGGGGATACGCTACACGCGGGACGGATTTCGTCAACGTCCCACGTCATGCCGCACGCGCGGCAATGGAGTTGATCGGACGTGAGGCGCGACGGGGCGGGACAGCCCCCCGATATGCGGGCGCTAATGGCCCCCTTAAGAGTATGCGGGGGGCCATGGCGGGACTTGCGTTTCATTCAGCTAACTCCTGGGCTTTCTCGATTTCCTTTGAAATGTGGTCGTACGCGTCTTCCGGCGTCGCGGCGTACCGTGACGCGTCCACCATACCGTTAAGCACAACCGACCCTAACGGCGCGTTAATCAGGTCGCTAACTTCGGTCCGTACCGTGGTCCCGTAACCGCGCTGCGCGGGCGCTGCGCAGCGCTCAATAACGGAGAAGCACAAGCGGCGGAACATAGCCGGGTGACCTATGGCGAACGCCATATTCGCAAGGTCTAGGGGTTGATCTACGTACTTCACGCGCACGGTTGCGGCGATACGCATAGAGCGCATTTGGATAGAGAACGCCGCGTACACTTCAACGCGCGTTCCGTTGGTTTCCATTTGATTGACGTACTGCGCAATACCAGTCCCGTAGTTCGCCATAGCTTGCGCGTCCGTGTACGCGTTTGCGCCGATCCCCACGATTAGGGTTAGTACTTTGCCGCTCCCGTTGTCGGCGCGCGGCGTATGGCGAACCATGCAATCGGGAGCGCCCGCGCAAAAGCGTGCAACGTGCGGGCGGAACCCGTAAAAGTCGGTCTTAGTGTCGGGTTCCGGGGTAGCGAGCGCAAAGACCTTTAAAGCGTCTTGCACCCGTTCCGCGCCCTCAATCCATCCGTCGCGCGCCATGCGCAACGCGCCAGCGTACCCCGCGTTCAAGTCCCACGAATGCGAGCGGTGTTCCTCGACTGAATACCGGAAATCGCGGGCGGGGAACCATGTTTCAGGCGTCGCGTCGATCCAGCGTTGCAGATCGGGGAGGCTATCGAACGCGTACAGGGCGCGTTTGGCGTTAACACGGGTTTGCATGGTCCTAGGCTCCCACCGTCACGGCGCGTTCGATCTGGTCTCGCGTATCAGTGTCAAGACCCTTGTACACGCAAGCGCTCGCTACGGTCTCCCAGTCCAGCCCGGCGTCTAGCAGCTTGCAACCGTCATATGTAGCGCGCGGCGTGACAAGGTGCGCCAAGCCGCGTTTGGCGACTTCGCCGCGCACGGTTTGCACGTACTTGCACCAAGCGGGGTTAGTCGCGAGGGCGCTTTCTAGCTGGTCATCGTATCCGAACTCTACAAACGCGAAACGGTCCACGCTGGACCCGTCAAGCTGGTTACGTCCCGCGTACTGGCGCGACGCGCCCGAAAGCTTTGTATTCCCCGCGCCTAGGCAAATGAATTGCGCGTGGCGCTTTACGATACCGTCGGGGAACGGGCATTCCCCGTTCGCGAGCGCGGCGTTTAGCGCGACTACGGCGGACGCGCTTGACGCGTCCATTTCGTCAAACAAGAAAACCCCGCCGTGTTCGTACGCTTCGCGGAATTGCGTACGTACTGCGTCCCCCTTGGCGTCCGTGAAGCCTAGAAGCTGGTACTCGCTTTCGACCTTGGCCGCGAAGTAGAATTTAACCCCGAACGCTTCCGCGACCTTGCGCCCGACCGTTGTCTTCCCGCTACCCGCGGGACCATGCAAGTACACGTTAACGCCAGTCGCGAGCATGGAGATTATTTGCGGCGTTTTGAAATGCACCAAACCAAGCGGGAGCGGCGGCGCGTCTTTGCGCTCTATCTCCAGACGCATAGGCGTCATTGCCTTTAAAGCTTCCCCGCACGCTTTCAGCGCCAGACTTTCCATGTTCGCAGTAAGCGCCATTACCATACGCGACACTTCGGTCTCGGTCTCGCCAAGCCGCGCGCGCAAGTCCGTGTCTAGCGTTTCCATGGCGGACTGTAGGGGCGCGAGTACGCCCGTGCGTACTTCGGTCTTGATCATCACGCGCACGGTGTCGAGATCAACCGACCCGCTAGGGGCGGGAAGGGGCGGGAGAGGGTCGCCAGCGCCCGGCACGGGGAGCGGCATAGGGTCGGGCGCGAACGGGTCAAACCCCGCCTTAGCGCGCCCCATGCGCGCTTCGACGGTCGCCAGCATACGTTCCGCCGCGATAGGGTCTTTGCGCCCGACAAGGTAAACCCCGATTAAGTCCGTGTCGGATAGCGCGTCGGTATTTTGCGAGCCGATTGCGCCCGCGTACGCGCGCAGCGCATTGCGGGTTCCGTCAACTAGGCGGCCGCCCGGCTTGATTGGGCGAGAGTTGTCCAACTTCGCCAGTATCGCGCCCCACTGGGTGAGTTTATCGTGATTGATTGCCATTGCGTTGTGATCCTTTGTCGCGTGTCTGTGAGGGGTACTGGAGCGCTTGCGCGCCCCTATTCCGTATCGGGTTCCGCGCCTTCGCAAAACAATTCGCCAGCGCAATCGGGAACGGGGCAGTTCAAGTACGCGTGCGGCGCAATATGCTTGTTGGTGACCCGCGCGAGCCAACCGCACGCGGGGCATTCCAGCTTCAAGAGGGCGGTTGGCTGTTTCTTGCGCCCGCTGGATATACCGCCCGTTATCGCGGCATATGGCATATCACCAAGGCTTGTGATGATAGGGAGCGCCCACGCGTACCAGTCCGCGCCCGCGACCGTGCTAGTCATCTTGCCTTCAAGTCCGACCGAAAGCGCGACGCGTTTAAACGTCGCGTTGTGACCCTTATCGAGACCCACGGCGGCGTGGATCAATTCATGGGTGAGGGTACTGCAAACCAGCGCAACGTCTGTCAGGGTCGGTTTTATAAATATCTCAAAGTGACCGTCATCGCTGGCAACGTCGCTCCAGCACTCCCCGATGGCGCGACCTTTAAAGCCTTTGGACGTGAACCCCACGGCAACGCGTACGTTCGGGGGGATTGCGGCGTTGATCGCGGCGAACTTGTCGCGGCTCGCGTCGATGAAAGCTTGTAACCATTGTTCGCGGGTTTCGTATTGCATGTTCTCGATCCGTTCTAAGGTGCGCGCGGTTCTCCCGCCCGCTTTTTAAAGCACGTTCAATCCCCCGACACAAGCGCCAAATTGGGGAGAAGTGAACGGGCGCGCGTGAAGTACGCTTTTGAAATGTCAACCCCTCACGTAAAATACCCCGTTTCCCCTTGTTGCGAGTAATTCTCAAATCGACGCTAAGGCGGTTTTAAGCCCCGTACAGAGGCTCCAGAAAAGTACGCAAAAAGTTCCACGGGTCTCGCCGCGCCCGTTGGCGGTACTTCCCAGCCCCGTACAGGACTATGTGGCTTTCGCGCAACAGTAAGTATTCGCAAGTAAATTTTACTTAGCCCTTACTCAAAGTATATTATGTCAAGCGGTTTGTTACTTGCGAATACTTTACAGTACTTAGGCTCTACTCAGCGTGTACTTAGCCCTTACTTGGCGTTTAGAGTATATCTGGCAGGGTCTCGGCTCGCTTAGTACGTGCTTTCGGTTGCGTGTACTTGTTTGAGGCGAGTGAACCACGGGGAAACGGATCGTACTCGCGAGCGTCGCAATAGTGGCAGTGGAGCGAGATCGGCCCGTTGTGTATCAGCGTCAACCCCCCGCTATGTACTAGGCCCAATACCGCCCGATGAACGCGCGCCATCCACGCGTGGTTACCCGCGCCCCATTGCAGCGCTATACCTAACGCGGGTTCCCAAAGCGGTACTAATCCGCCCTCTGTTATCAGGTATACGTCGCGCGCAATCTCGCGCCGCCCGCCCTCCGTGTACTCGATAACTAGCACGGGTCTACTCGGGTCGCGGTCTAGCGCGTGGATATACGCGTCAACGTGTAGCACAGTACGTTTAGATATGTTCTCCAGTAATTGACCACGTATCCAAGGTCGCCGTGCGAGCGGATGTACTCGGCTCTTCTCTATAACTGCCATGGTTTCTCTCGATTGGCTCGCGTTGCTTCAACTATAGAGCCATGTAACAGGTGAAAACTGATTTTGCTAACGAATTATGGGGGTTTGGGGAAAGCCTAGCGTTTTCAACGCGCTAACACCTTTTGGCGCAAGTGTTTGCATTGTCGCAAATAGGGTTAGCAGAGGGACGTCTTTTATGTGTGCAACTTCGCACACGCCCTCAGTAACCGACCTCTCTCTATTCAACTATATATAGGGTTGTTGGCATATATATATATATATACTTATATAGACTAACGGAAGGACGCCAAAGTATCATATTTAAGTATATTACTTCCCCGATAGATCCTGTATGCAACAAGTACGGGACGCGTTGCTTAGCCGGGCGCTGGTGTATAAAGGTGTAACCCCATTATATTTTACCCGAATAACCGTGGAAGTAATTGGCAAGAGGGCGGGCAGGCGGCAGGCACATACTAGTAATATACTGTATTGCATAAGCACTAAGTACCATACGCGTACACAAGTGCTTTAAAGCACGCGACTAGCCTAGGTCTCTATCGCTTGTTTACATACTCAAACGCTTTAAAGCGCTTCAATACTTGTACAATACTAGAGCCATTACTTCACGAATACTTAGGCCACCGGGTCGAGCGGCAGGCGGGGCCCTAGTAATTCTATATACCAACGAACCAAAATTTCCGTAGTTTCATACCGGGGACCTAGTATTATACTAGTTTCATACCGGGGACCTAGTATTATACTAGTTTCATACCGGGGACCTAGTATAATACTTCTACCAAGCCAGATCAGGCTTGACACCCCCGTACACGCCGCTTCCGAACTACGCGGTACTCGTCAACCACCTGAGCTTCTCCTGCAACAAGAATATAGTACTCAACATAGGTGTTCAGAACGGTAGCAGTATCTCCGGGGCCGGTACCACGCCGAGCGGGAATATTCAGGTGGTACTGGCACCGGGGGTTCCGGTGGCGGTTCCCATGAATATACTGCTTCGGCCCGCGATCCAGGGTAATACCGGCATCACCGCCGCGATCCGGGACTTGCTAGACACCGACCGCACTAACGTCGTGTGCCTGGGGCAAGTGGTCGGGTACGAGATCGCTGACGACGTGAACTTCAACGCGCCGACGACGATATTCTGGCACGGCGACAGCCTGAGTAAGTCTACAATCGGCGTGACCGACAAGACCGGCTCGCAGCCGTTCCTGACGCTGAAGTACTACAAAGACAAGGGCATCAACGCCCGTCTGGTACTCCAGGCAACGTCGGGCTCTACTGCCGTCGGGCACGACACGTGGCGGAATAACGGCGGCTCGGACTTCCTCGACAGCGTACAACTCATCGTGATCGAGTTGGGTACAAACGACGAAGGCGTCAACAGCGATACCGTCGTCGGCCAGACCGTGACTAACTGGATCGCGTGGAAGAAAGCGCGCTATCCGGCGGCAAAAATGCTCATACTCGGACCGCCGCAGCGCAATAACGCGGGCGAAGAGACGCTTATGGCGTTGATCCGTACTGCCGAGCAGGCGGCGGTGACGAATGCAAACGACGCGAACGTAAAATACTGCTCGCTCGCGTCGCCGCAGCCGTTCGACAATACGCAGACCGCCAACTACGCGGACGGCGGCGCTCCGTATGTCCACCCCACGCAGGCGAATAACGTCCTGATCTGGACAACGAACCTCAAACCCTGCTTGGACGCCAACATACCGACCCTGTAAGCTTGACGGCGGGGCGCTCGCAGGGCATTCTATACGCCTCACGTGAGCGCCCCCATGCGTAACCAACTGACATTAGACGCGATTGTCCTACAGCTACAGCGCAACTGCGGCGACCGGCTGGCCGCGTGTAAAGCCGTGGGCGTGTCGCTTATCTTCGTGAACCAGTGGGCGAAGGACGACAAGGAAGTTCACGAAAAGTTACTGGAGGCCGAGCGTGTCGGTAACCAGGGCCTAGTAAGCGCGGCGATACAGCGCGCGGTGCATGGCGTCGAGAAGGACGTATACTATAAGGGCGAGGTAGTAGGGCAGCAGGTCGAGTACTCGGACGGCCTGCTCACAACGCTTTTAAAGGCGAAAGTACCGGAGTTCTCGAAAGAGGACAGCGCCGCACCGAGCGTGACGGTAAACATTGCCAACCTGATGCCGCGCGCCACATCGTACGAGCAATGGCTGGAAATGAAGACGGCGACACTCGCCAACTCAGCGCAACAGAAATTACTAGACGCGCGCCCGGCGGAAGACGCCGAGTTCGTGGACGTATCCGACGCGGCTAAGGCCGCCGCCTGGATTATGGCACCGCAAGATGAAGAAGTACCAGCATTTCAGGGGATAGAACTATGACCGACGAAGGTTTTAACGAGCGGTGGCGTGCGCAACGCGCGTACGACGAGGCCCTGGGCCTGTGTACTCACACGCCTACCACGTATGACCATGTGCTGTGGCAAAAGTTTTTTGGCCAGGGCTTCCGTGCTGGCGTGTGGCTGGGGGCGGGCAGTACTACGTTTCTTGTAGTCGTGCTGGTACTGGCGCTTAAGAGTCTCGGCGTTATCTAGTGGCGCAAACTATAGACCGCCCCATTGCAACTATAGGCGACAACAGCGCTCCTGACCTATGGGAGCCGCAGCCCGGCCCGCAATCGTTGGCCGTATCCGCGCAGTTCGTCACGGAACTTATGTTCGGCGGCGCGCGGGGCGGCGGTAAGTCTGACTATCTGCTAGGCGACTTCCTACAGGATATCGACCTGGGGCCGAAGTGGCAGGGTATTATATTCCGCCGATCACACCCCGAACTCGAAGAGCTTATCAAGCGCGCTAAAGAGATATACGCGCCCTATGGGGCCGCGTATAAGATCGCGGACAGAACATTCGTGTTCCCGAGTGGCGCTACTTTAAAAATGCGGCACGTCGAGAGCGAGAGTGACTGCGACAAGTACCAAGGTCACCAGTATACATGGATTGGCTGGGACGAGCTTACCAACTGGCCGAACCTCAACTCGTACAAGAAAATCAAGGCGTGCCTGCGTTCGGCGCACGGTGTGCAGTTTAAGCGCATACGCTGCTCGGCAAACCCCGGCGGTGTGGGCCACCACGCTGTTAAGGCGTACTTCATCGACCCCTGCCCGACCGGAATGGAGGTCATTGAGAACGTAGATGAAGAAGGTCAGATCACAACGCGTATGTATATCCCGTCGAAAGTGCGGGATAACAAAATACTTATGCGGAATGACCCTGGGTACATCGCCCGCCTGCGGGAGATCGGCTCGCCGGAACTCGTTAAAGCGTGGCTCGATGGCGACTGGAGCGTCATTACTGGGGCGTACTTCCCCGAGTTCAGTATTGAGAAGCACGTAATCGAGCCGTTCCGTATGCCGCAGCACTGGGTGCGTTTTCGCAGCATGGACTGGGGGTCCGCGACGCCATTCTGCGTACACTGGCACGCCGTCGTGTCCGAAGCGTATGAGATTGCGCCAAACGTGTACTTGCCCGCAGGCGCGATCATCACGTATCGTGAGTTCTACGGCTGGAACGGTACGCCGAACGTGGGCTTGCGCTGGCCCGCTACCCGCGTGGCACAGTATATCACGAAGTACGAAGCGGGCGACAACATAAACTACGGCGTTATCGACCCTAGCGCGTACTCCAACCAGTCGGGACCGTCTCACGCCGAGCGCATGGCCCAAGAGGGTGTAAAATTCCGTAAAGCCGACAATAACCGTATCGGTGGGTGGGATATGGTACGCGACCGCTTGTGCGGTATTGAGGGCGATCCTGACGTAAACTACGGCGTCGGAGTACCCATGTGGTACGTATTCAAGACGTGTGTGCATATTATTCGTACTTTGCCTGCCCTACAGCACGATTTGACCGACCCGGAGGACTGCGACACGGACGGGGAGGACCACGCGCCCGATACGCTTCGATACGGGTTTATGTCCCGCCCCTGGCGTCGGCCCAAGCCCGCAAACAAGCAGGAACCCGATTTCAAGCTCTTGCAAAAGGCAACGCTTGATGATTTATGGGCGTCGCGCGAAGACTATGAGGACTGACCATGGCGAAGACCGGCGACACCCCAGCCCCCGACCGCGCGTACTGGTCTGGCGAACTCACCCGAGCGCGGAAACGCTTTAAAACATTCTGGGATGCGGGCGACGTTGTGGTCGATACGTACCGGATGCAGAAGGCGGACGGTAACGAAGCCATGTCGAAGGACAAGTACAATATCTTGTACTCGTCCACCGAGACGATCCGCCCCAATCTGTACGCGCAGTCGCCGAAAGCGCGCGTCGTACTGCGTTCGAAGGATACCGCGACCGATATCGCCCGCGCCTCGGCGACCCTACTTGAAGGATGCATCGAGTACGTGATGCGCGAAGAAGACCTTGACGACCTGATGAACGGGGTTGTCGAGGATTTCTTGCTGCCCGGCCTCGGCATCGCATGGGTATCGTACGAAGCCAACTTCGAAGACGTGACCGGCGAGGACGGGAAGCCGGTAAAGGGCGACGACGGCCAGCCGCAGCAGCGCCTACTTGACGAAATGGTCAAGATGGAGTACGGGTACTGGCAGGACTTCCTGTGCGGTATTTCGCGCTCATGGAAAGATACGCCATGGGTCGCCCGCCGTATCTTCTTGGACAAAGCCAAGGCTACCGCGCGTTTCGGCGCTGAAAAAGCCGGGCAACTCCAGTATCAGCGGCGCGACGCCGCCACGCGGGATATGGACAACCCGTCCGAGACGGCGGAAGCGTGGGAAATCTGGAACAAAGCCGACAAGATGGTGTACTGGTTCGCGGAGAGCTACGCGGACGACCTGCTGGACACTAAGCCGGACCCTTTAAAGCTAAAGCGGTTCTTCCCGTGCCCCCGCCCGCTGCGCGCGATCTCAAACACGCGTACTTTCGTGCCGCGCTCGCTGTTTTCGCAGTATAAATCGCAGGCGAGCACGTTGGATACGCTCACGAAGCGCATTCGGCTGCTTTCGGAGGCCCTTCGCGTCGTCGGCCTGTTCGATGGCTCCCAGGTGAAGCTGGCCGACGTACTGAACCCGGCAGCGGGCAACCGAATGGTCGCCGTCGATAGCTGGGCGCAGTTCGCGCAATCCGGCGGTATCAAGGGTAACGTCGAATGGGTACCCATCGACGCCATCATGCAGACGCTTACGCAACTACTCGCCGCCCGCGAGGTCTGCAAGAACGAAATCTACGAAATTACCGGCTTCTCGGATATTGTACGTGGCGTCTCTAAAGCGTCTGAGACGCTAGGCGCGCAGAACATCAAGTCCGACTGGGCCGGTGCCCGCGTCAAGAAGCTCCAGTACGAAGTGCAGCGGTTCGCCCGCGATCTTATCGCACTAGTTGGCGAATTGATCGCGGAACATTGCGATCCCGTCACTATCGCGGTATTTTCCGGTATTCCGATCCCCGACCCGCAAGAAGTGGCGCAAAACCCCGCGTTGCAGCAACAAGTACAGGGCTTCAAGCAGGCGACTGACCTGATCCGCGACGAAATTCGGCGTGTATCCACGGTCGATATCGAAACCGATAGTACGCTCCTGGCCGACGAAAGTGCCGAGCGGGACGACCGTACGAAATTCTTGGCCGCCGCCGGTGCGTTCCTGCAACAAGCTGTCCCCGCCGCCGAAAGTACGCCAGAACTCGGCCCATTGCTGGGGGCGATGCTAATGTTCGTCGTTCGTACTTTCCCGTCGTCTCGCCCAATCGAAGAAGAGTTCGAGAAAGTACAGCAGGGCTTGCAGTCAAAGGCGCAACAGCCCCAGAACCAGGACAAGGACGGAAGTAAGGCCAAGGCGGCGACGCAAATGCAGATCGCGCAAATGGCCGAACAGACCAATCAAGCTCGTATTCAGGCAGAAGCGCAAACTAAGGCGCAAGAACTGCAAATACGGGACAAGAACGAGACGCAGCGTAACGCAGCGACGGCGCAAGCCGAGCAGAACCGCCACGAAGAAAAGATGCTGGAGCTTCAAGTACGTCAGCAAGAACTGGCGTTGAAAGCCCGCGAAGTCGCCGTATCGGAGGATAAGAACGATATTGCGCGCGAGCAAGCGAATACGTTGAAGTTCACGGCCTTGCACAATGCCGGTATGGCGGAAATGGCGCACCTCGCGGACAGCGCCCAGGCGGCCAGCGAAGAAGACCTAGAATACGACCGGATGGCCCATGACGAGAAGCTCGCCGGGATGGCCCACGACGCCGCCCAGGCCGCAGCAGAGGCCGGGGGAGACGGGGACGGCGGGGATACCGAGGATTAAGCTTGACGGGGGCGGGGGACGCCTTTACACGCGATAGGGGGAGCATGGCATGGCCGACGCAGATCAATACAGCGAGTACCCGGAAGGCTACCAAGGCCGGAAAAGGTACGTCCGCACCGTAAGCCACGGGATCGTCGCCGCTTGCTTCGCGTATACTGGATACGACGGTCGCAATTACCTCCGCGGCGACCCCGCTGGGTACGCTGAGAGCAGCGATACCGTTCGCGCCCCGTACGTCATGCGAGATATGGCGGCATACCAGTCGCCTCTCGATGGGAAGATGATTACTTCCCGTTCCGAACACCGCGAGCATATCAAAGTACACGACGTTATCGAAATCGGTAACGAGCGTATGCCCGCCCCACGCCCCGATATCGCCCCGGAAAAGGGCCTTGGCGAAGCGATCAATCGCCGCCTCGAAGAAGTACGGGCAATGCCCCAAAGTACCTATGACGAACACGTTCACGTACAGGCCGCCGAACACAAGGCGGTAGTGGACCTCGTTACTCCCACCCCATCAATCGAAATCGCAGCGTAAGGGCTCACCATGGTTGACGTTCCCGACTTCACTTCGGACCTGAACGGCGACGTACCCGCCAGCGGCGAAGTCGTCCCGAGCCATTCCGACCCGACCGGCGTCGCCCCGCGTACCGACCCGGTACAGCCGAAAGCTGCCAAGGCCCCGAAGTCCGACGCCGAACCCACCGCGAAGCCTACTTCGCTGCGCGACCAAATCTCGTCCGCTTTAAAGGGCAACGCCGCTGCCGATACGCCTGACGCCGCCGCTCTGAACGGTGGCCCTGCCCGCGACGCAACGGGTAAGTTCGCCCCTAAGGCGGATGGCCTGCCCGATACCGGGGTCGTGGACCCCAGCGCGCCGCCCGCAGCGGCCCCTGTTTCAGTACCGCCCCAGGCGCTTCAAGCGCTGGGTATGGCACCCGAAGAATTTAGTGCCCTTCCGGCGAAAACGCAAGAAAGTCTTGCGCGTACTATGGAGGACATTAACGCGGCGCATAAGCACTTTGCGTCGCTCGATCAAGTAGAGCAGTTGATCGCCCCGCGCCGCCAAGCGTGGGCTTTAAATGGGATGAGCGAAAGCCAAGCCCTGAACCAACTGCTCGCCCTGTCAGACTTCGCTGGTCGAGACATGCCAGGGTTCCTCAAGTACATGGCGGAAAACGGTGGAGTAAATCTCGAAGATTTAGTCTTCGCGAGTGATCCGGTGGACCCGGTGCAATCCGAGCTTCAAAAGCGGCTTGCCGCCGCCGAGGCCCGTATTTCCGGGTTCGATACTCAGCAGCAACAAGCCGCGCACAATGCCGTGGTAAATTCCGTCGTCGCGTTTGCATCGGAGAAAGGCGCGGACGGAAGTCTGCTTCGCCCGTACTTCGAAGAACTCGGCACGGGTATTCTACCCATCATTAGTGCGGTGAAGGCCCAGAACCCCAACTGGACGCAACAACAAGTACTCCAGACCGCGTACGAAAACGCGTGCTGGGCTACTCCGGCAATACGGGCGAAGATGCAGGCGGGCGTTAATGCCGCAGCCGAGGCAGAACGTCTCCGTACGGAAGCGGGCAGAGTGGGTAAGGCCAGGGCTGCGAGCGTCAGCGTCCGTAGCGGCGCACCGTCGTCACCGCCAGCGAGCCCGTCCGATAAGGGCGGCACGCTTCGCGATACTATCCGAGCGTCCATCGCTTCTGTGACCTGAAACCCCTTTCTATAGGAGCCCACAGTGGCCGTACCCAATCTTTCGGAGATCGTGACTACCACGATCGAAAATCGCAGTAAGGCCGTCGCCGACAACGTGAGCAAGTCTCACGCGCTGCTCGACCGCCTGGAAGCCAAGGGCAAGGCGAAGCCCGCTGACGGCGGTCGCCGTATCCTGCAAGAGATCGAATTTGCCGAGAACGGCACCTTCGGCTGGTACTCGGGATACGACACGATCAACATTTCCCCGCAGGAAGTGTTCTCGGCCGCCGAGTTCGACTGGAAGCAAGCCGCCGTCGCGGTGTCCGTTTCCGGCCTCGAACAACTGATGAATACGGGCGAAGAACAGTTCATCGACCTGCTCGAAAGCCGTATGTCGAACGCCGAGCGTACGATGAAGAACCAGATGGGCCTCGCCGTGTACGGCGACGGCACCGCTGCCGGCGGTAAGGCCATCGGCGGTATGGCGTTGCTGATCGCTGACGCGAATACTGTCGGCACCGTCGGCAACATCAACCGCGCCAACTGGTCCTTCTGGCGCAATCAGTCGTTCTCCGCGGTCGGCGACTACGGCGGCGCCATGACCAACGCCAACGTGCTGTCGTACATGGCCCGTACGTGGCTGACCCTCGTTCGCGGCAACGAGAAGCCCGACCTTATCCTGGCGGACAACAACTACTACCGCCTGTACTGGGAGAGCCTGCTTCCGCAACAACGGTTCATGTCGCCCGCCATGGCCGAAGCCGGCTTCGAGAGCCTCAAGTACCAGAGCGCCGACGTGGTGTTCGACGGCGGTATCGGCGGCGGCTGCCCGGCGAACCATATGTTCTTCCTGAACACCGAGTATATCTACATGCGGCACCACCCGAAGCGCCGGTACGTCGCCATCGGGGAGCAGCAGCGGTTCTCGACCAACCAGGACGCCATGGTTCAGCTGATGGGTTGGGCCGGTAACATGACCCTCTCCGGTGGGCTCATGCAGGGCGTACTCCGGGCCTAAGACTACAACCGGCGGGGGCTTTAAAACCCCCGTCAACCCTCTCGCTTCCTTTGTGAAGGATACTGAATATGGCCTGGAAACCCGGCCCCAACGCCCAACTCGGGGTTGCCAACGGCAACCCCACCGCGATTGATACCGTCCCCGGCGGTATGGGTGCTATCGTGCCCGGATACATCGCGACGCAGATCGGCAACATCGTGCAGTTCTTCGAAGATACGCAAGGCCCCGCCGAGCTTATCTACCTGCCCGGCGTCGCTGGTCTGGTCGCCGGGGATATCGTGGAGTACGACCTGACGCCCGGCGCGCAAGCGACCATTCGTCACTCGAACGCCACTGGCTCCAACTCGGGCCGCCCGGTCGCCGTTGCCATCGGCGCTCCGCAGGCGGGCCAGTACGGTTGGTTCCAAATCAGCGGTTGCGCCATCGTCAACGCCACGGCGGCCTCGGCCATCGGTGCGTGCAACGCGACGGCGACCGCCGGTTCGGTCAACAGCGCCGCCGACGCGGGCGACCAAATCCTGAACGCCCGCCTCGTCTCGGCGGTCGGCACTCCGGCCGCCGGTAAGGCATACTTGCTGCTGAACCGCCCGTGCGTGCAATCGCAGATCACCTAAGTTCAACCGGGGTCAGACCCAAGGGGGCGGTACTTCGGTGCCGCCCTCTACTTTAAAGCAAAGGCAATCCAATGGACGTTCAAGACCCGCAATACAAGACGCCCGATGGGTGCGCCTTGCGTATTTGGCGCGATACCGCCAAGAACAACTTCCTGTCCGAGCGGGAAGGTCGTATCATCTACGACGACGTGATCCTGTGCGAAATCATCGCGCCGGGTTCGCGCGACAGTACGCCGGTGTTCGAGTTGGTGCGCGAATACCATCCCGACATGAACCATCCGCCCGCCCACGGGCAGAAGTACACCGAACTCAAGGTCTTCGTTGACCAGTTCGAGAAGGACGTGGAACACGACGCGTCGATGGTCGGTACTCCCCTTTCCGAGTGGAAGGAAGTATCCCGGTCGATGGTCGCGTCGCTCCGCTCGGCGAATATCTTCACCGTGGACGCCCTGGCCTCGCTGCCGGATACGAAGCTCCCGGTCGTCGGCCCCGATGGGCGTACGTGGCGCACCAAGGCGCAGGCGTATATCGAGAACGCCAAGAACGGCGCGTTCGCTACCCAACTCGCTGCCGAGAACGAACGGCTGCGCGTCGATGCCGCCGCGAAGGACGACCAACTGGCGACCATGGCGGCGCAGATCGCGGACCTGCAACGCAACGCCGGTATCGACCCGAACAAGCCGGGTACGCCGCCGGTCGTGGACGAGAAGGCCGGGCAGGAAAACGACACCGCGACCGCGACTACGGGCCGCCGCCGCGCCGCTGCGACGCCGCCCGTTCCCGCCGATATCATCTAACACCAACCGGGGCGCGTAGGACATGACACTACTCAGTATCGCGCAAGACGTGGCCGATGTGGTCGGTCTTACGCGCCCCGCTTCTATCATCAGTAGCACGGACCAACTCGCCCGCCAAATACTAGGCATGGCGAAAGAGACGTTGGACGATCTCGCGGTCATGGATTGGCCGTTTCTCGAAATCGCGTACTCGTTCAGTACGGTGAACGGTACCGCGCAGTACATCATGCCCGCCGACTTCGGTCGGGAGCTTGGGGATACCTGCTATCTCGCATCCCAGTACTACCCCATGCGCGGCTCACTGTCCGCTGGGGACTGGGCGCGACAGCGTAACGCGCTTCCTACGCAGATCGGGCGGTATAAGTTCCGCCTATTCGGTAACCCCGTGAAATTCAATATATCACCTACGCCGACCACGGTGGAGACGGTCGCGCTAGAGTACATTACGACTGCGCGGGTGACGCGTGCATCAGATAGTGCGCTTGTTAGCGGGTATAGCGCGGATGCGGACAACGCGCTATTTCCCGACGAGTTGATGAAAAAGGGGATCAAGTGGCGTTTGATGCGCCGCAAGGGGCTCGACTACTCGGAAGAGTTCAACGACTACGAAGTATCCAAGGCGCGCTTACTCGCGCAAGCCCTGGCGCTCGGCTCAATGCCCGTTGCGTACCGCCAGATGATCGAAAACCCCGAAATCCCCACCGGGTACGTCCCCGAGTTCGGCTTTGGCGTCTAATGGTATTCCAGCGCAAAGTAAACCGGGCGGCTCGCGCTGACGCGAACACCGTAGGTGCGCCCGTAGGCGGTCTAAATGGCCGCGATGGCCTCCCCGATATGGACGCGCAAGACGCGTTCGTTATGGACAACTGGTTCCCATACAATACGTCTGTTGACGTACGCAATGGGAGCCAGAACTGGGCTACGGGAATGCCCGGTCCGGTTGAAAGCCTAGCCGTATACACCGGCGGTGCGGCTTCAAAAATGTTCGCATTCTCGAATGGGGCCGTATACGACGTAACTGTGGCGGGCGTAGTAGGCGCATCGCTACTTTCAGGCCGTACGTCCAATAAGATGACTACCGCGATGTTCTCGAACGCGGGGTCCATATTCCTACTTATGTTTAACGGCGCGGACGCCCCGTACTCGTACGACGGAACTACGCTAGCCGCGCTTACTATCACGGGTATGGCGGGCTCGCAGAACACTCTGCACTCGCCGCACGTCTTTAAAGGCCGCGTGCTGTTGGCGCAAGTCGATAAACTGGGGTTCTATTACCTCGGTGTCGGCGCAATCCAGGGTGCGGCTTCGTACTTCGATCTTGCGCAGCAGTCGCAGAAAGGGGGGTACCTAGTCTCGATTGCATCGTATTCGCAAGAAAGCATGGGTTCCGGCCCGCAAGATTACGTCATATTCATGACGAGCGAAGGCGAGTACATCATGTATGCGGGTACGGACCCGTCAAATGCCGCAAACTGGGTGCTGGTTGGCCGGTACTTCGGCCCCGCGCCTATTGGGCGCAGAGGTTGGTTTAAGTTCCGCTCTGACGTGTACGTCATCACCGAAGAGGGCGTGCTTACAATCTCCCAAATCCGCCAGATGGGCCAGGACGCGGAGACCTCAAAGTACCTTACGTCTAAGCTTGGCCGCCTGTTTGACGACCTTACACCATACCAGGGCACCCACGGCTGGTGTGGGTTTATTTACCCAAAAGGTAATGCCCTATACGTAAATATGCCGCTTACCGGGTCGGAGAACGGCGGCTATATCCAGTACGTCATGAATACCAACTCTAACGCGTGGTGCAGGTTCACGGGCCTGAATGGCATATGCTGGACGCTCTTTAACCGCGCTTGTTTCTTCGGTACGTACGATGGCAAAGTCGTACAAAACGATATCGGTACTAACGATAACGGCGCGGATATCGTCGCGACGTGCCGTCAGGCGTGGAACAACTTTGACGACGGCAAGGGCTCGGGCGACCGGGACAAGCAAATTCACTTTGCGACCTTCATTATGCAGGCGGACGGGCAGCTTCCCGTATCCTGCTCCGTTAACATGAACTACGAAGACGATCAGCCGTCCCCGGCGGGCTCCCTTACTGCCACCAACGGCGGCGTTTGGGATGTTGCGACCTGGGACGTTGACGCGTGGTCCGGTACTGGCATCACACAAAACCTCACCGTACCCGTCGGCAAGATTGGGTACACGGCATCACTTTGGATGACGCTATCCACGCAGGGTACCGCCGTTCGTTGGTATGCCACCCGTATCATCATGGAAGAGACAAAAGGCATCGTACTACAATGATGGCAGTACCCGCAGGCAACCTCACCACGATGGTTGGCGATTACGTGAGCGAAAAGCTCGGCATGCGCTTTGTACCCGGCACGTACCAAGCCATGATGGTAATAAACGACGAGAAGGACTTTGTGGCGGGTGTGGTATTCACCAACTACCGCCAACTCGACGTAGAGATTTCGTGCGTGAGCGAAACACCGGCGGCATGGCGTCCGCATGTGTGCCGCGCGGTCTTTAAATACGTCTTCGACCAACTGGGCTGCGTGCGGTGTACGTCCATTACAAGTAAGGGCAACAAGCGCGCCCGAACCTTTTTAGAGGGCCTTGGTTTTGTCCTTGAAGGCAACATCAGGCTAGGCTATGACGGACACCGGGACGCCCTCGTTTACGGGCTCTTGAAGGCTGAATGTCGGTTCCTGGCCGACGATTGCGGGGTTGACGATGGGGAAGAGCGCACCGAGCCCGCCACCGGCACCGGACCCGGTAGCGACAGCCCAAGCGCAAACGCAGATGAACGTCGCGTCGGCGACGGCGCAAGCGAACCTGAACCGGATCGACCAGTACACGCCGCAGGGGTCTAGTACCTATAAGCAAATCGGCACCAACGCTGACGGTACGGGCCAGTACCAGCAGACCACGGCGTACAGTCCCGACGAGCAGAAAAAGTACGATCTGAATAACCAGGTCGCGATAAGTCTCGACGGGCTTGCCAACGATAGCGTCGGGCGTGTCGCCCAGACAGAAAGTACGCCGTTTAACTACAACGGCATGACCCCGCTACAAACGTCGGTGGACGCCGGGGGGCGTACGCTGCAAAACGGCCCCGATGCGGGTCCGGTCATGTCGGGCGTGGGCGACCAGGGGAAGGCGGTCAACGCCAACGTACCCGGCGCCCCAATCCAAAACGGGCTAGACTACAGCGGTGCGCCCGCTCTGCCCGGTACGGGTGATTTCAGCGCGGACGCCAAGCGCGTGTCCGATAGCGTGTACTCGCAAGCCGCGTCGCGGCTAGACCCGCAGTACGGGCAGGAAGAGAGCGATCTGCGCTCGCGTCTGGCGGCGCAGGGTATCTCCGAGAACTCGGACGCGTACCGCCGCGAACTCGACAATTTCAATCGCGATAAGACCGACGCGTACAATCAAGCAACGTACTCGGCCCAGCAGGCCGGGTCGGCGGAGCAATCCCGTATCTTTGGGCTGGCGTCCCAGGCGCGGGCGCAGGCCACTGGCGAGACGAATACGCAAGGCGCGTTCGCCAATAGTGCGCAGCAGCAGGGGTACGACCAAAGTATCGGTACGGCTAACCAAGCCAATACCGCGCAGGGCCAGAATTTCGACCAAGCGACGGCCATCGCGAACCTGTTCAATCAGTCGCAGCAGCAGCAGTTCTCGCAGGGCCAAGCGGCCACGGCGATGAACAATACGAACCAAAATACAGCATTTAACCAGAACAGTGCGAACGCCGCTTTAAACAACTCGGGTCGGCAGCAGCAAGAGACGGAAGCGTCGTACTTGCGCAGTCTGCCAATCAACGATATTGCCGCGCTGCTCGGCACGGGCGCGCAAGTCCAAGACCCGAACTTCGCGCCCGTGTCGCAGGTCGGTGTCGCCGCGCCCGATTACATGGGTATGGTCAACAGCAACTACCAAGCTGCAACCAACTCGTACAACCAGCAGCAAGCCGCTCGTTCGCAAATGCTGGGGCAAATCTTTGGTACGGCTGGGTCGGCGGCGGCGGTGTTCGCCGGGTCCGACGTACGCCTCAAATACGAAATCAAGCGTATCGGTACGCTGGCGAATGGCATTAAAACATATGCCTTTAAATACATCGGTGAGAACATCCAGCGCTTCGGCGTTATGGCGCAAGACGTTCTTGGCATCCGCCCCGATGCAGTCTCGATCATGCCGAACGGATACTTCGGCGTTGACTACGGAAAGGTCTACGCATGACCAGTATTCTCGACCGTATTCGAGCGGCCTCGGCGGGTCGCTCCCGGTCTTCTATGCCACCCGTGGTAAGCGGGGTTGCGCAGGCGTACCAGAATGACCCGCGTACGAAAATGGCGGTAGACGCCATGAAGGCGGGTACGTCTACCGCGCCCGTCGCGGGCGGTAAGTACGCATACGCTGACGGTATCGCCCGTGTTCTGCAAGGCGCGATTGGCGCGTATGCGACTAACCGCCAGAACAGCCGGTATACCCACGGTGATTACAAGGGGCCGGATGTGAGTACGCTTACACCGGGCTCAAAGGAATGGTATGACGCCCAGAACGCGCGGGGGCAGGATGGCGTACTGGCCGAGCGGCAGTTTATGGGGCAAGACGGGCTCACGGGTACCCCTGGGGCCGCGCCTCCCCCGGTGGCACCCCCGCCCGGCCCGTCAATGGACCCGTCAATGGCGGGCGCCCCCGCCCC